CAGAGGCTCAGGTACAAGCGCCGCATACAACGACGGCGGGACATGGGGGACGATCTCCGACGCACGCCTCAAGACTATCACCGAGAGAATTACTGACAGCAACTACCTTGCCAAGCTGAACAAGTTCGACTTGGTCAAGTACGTCTTAGACAGAGAGTTCACTCGGGTGGAAGCCATCGGGGAGGAGCTAGACAACCAGGAAACTACCTGGGAGATTACAGACAGAGAGATACCCAGTTATGAGATGCTCGGTGCTGTAGCGCAGGAGGTCCAAGAGTTCGCTCCTGGTCTCGTTGATGAGAGCGACGTGAATGGGCAGCTTCAAATCAAGACAAGTGTGCTCACGTGGATGCTTGTCGGAGCAGTCCAGGAGTTGTCCGCGAAGCTAGACGAGCAGGCAGCAGTTAGCGCATCGCTAGAAGCAAGGATCAGCAAGCTGGAGGACTGATGACGACCTGGAGAATTATCTACACAGACCTCAAAGCAGGCACTGTCCTGGGTGAGCTCCCTGCTCAGAGCTTCAGCTTCACTGATGCCCTCAACGGGGATGGCAGCTTTGTTGTCACCACTCCACTGGTGACCACCACTCCAACTGGCAGGCTCACAAATGATGCCAGTGCTATCCAGCTCAACGTGGCTGAACTCCAAGAAGGAGGCACTGCTATCTACTTCCAGAGGGACAACGCTGTCCTTTGGGGAGGCATTGTCTGGGGGGTCTCTGCTGACGTGGGTGCCAACCTCCTCAACATTGAGGGCATGGGCTTCCTCTCATACTTCAGACGCAGATATATCAGAGTGGACACCACTTGGTCAGCCACTGACCAGCTGAATATTGCCAGGGCTCTCATCGACAATGCCCAGGCAGTTCCTGAGGGCTCCATCGGCATGAGCACCTCTGAGACTCAGACCGCTGGTGTCACAAGGGACAGGACCTTCAAGGGCTATGAACGCAAGGAAGTTGCTGAGGCTCTGGTCCAGCTTGCCAGTGTGGACAATGGGTTTGACTTCCGGTTTGACTCCTTCAGGGATGGTTCTGGAGACATCCAGACAGAGTTCAGGACCACCTACCCTGCCCAGGGTAGACGCACTGAGATAGTCTTTGAGCTTGGCACCAATGTCCAGCTCCTCAATTATCGCAGCCATGGCGGATCATTGACAAACACCACTGATGCCATTGGAGCCGGTGACGGCAATGACCTCCTGGTGAGGACAGCTCACAATCCAGACAGCCTCCTGGACAGACCTCTCCTCGAATCAGTGCTGTCTCTGTCCTCTGTCTCTGTGGAGGCCACTCTGGATGAGCACGCTGCCAGGGCAATCACCAGAGGCAGCTCCACCATCAAGACTCTCTCAGTTGCGGTCTTCCCTGATGAAGTGCCAAAGTTAGGGTCATATGTTGTGGGAGACCAGATTAAGATCAAGGGCTCCTATGGTTACATAAGCCTCAACGACTTCTACAGAATTACGTCCATAGGGGCTGCTGTCTCTCCTGATAGGGCAGAAGTTGCCACTCTCTCAATGACAGCCAGTGAGGTCTTCTGATGCTCGACCCAGCTTTACCACACTCTCTGGAAGATGAGATAATCAGCCTGAAGCGCAGGCTGGCAGCGTTGGAGCGTAGCCCTCAGCTGCTCAGCTCCTCCATTGAGGGTGGAGCGTTACGCATCCTCGATGAGAGTGGCAATGAGATTGTCAGCTTGGGTGAGTACGCAGCTGGCTACCATGGCATACGAGTCAAGGACACTTCAGGCAATGAGATTGTTGTGGCTGGAGAATTCGCTGGCGCCACTGTCGATGAGCTTGGCTTCAGAGTCCGCAACGCTGCCGGGTATTCTGTGGCAAAGTTCGCTGACGGTAAAGGCGTCGGTATCCCTCAACGTTCACATCCTTGGCGATTGGGTCCAGCTGGTACGCTGTTCTCGACTTCGTCGGCATCGTTCGTTAAAGTTTATGACGCCCGAATTTGGGCGCTAGACGCTGACGCCATGCAGTCGTCGCTGATAGTGACTCTCAACGCTGCGGACACTGCTGAGCTTTACATAAAAATCGAGGGTTCCACCCAAACCGATACTGTGTCTATGCCCGGCAGCACTCGGACACAATGGACCGTGGACCTGAAGTGGGACCACGCACACACGTTAGGCGCCGGACCGTTCAACATTGGGGTGTACGCTCGCCGCAGCGCAGGCTCTACCGCTGACATAAATGTGTATGAGCCTCGCGGTCTGGCTCTCTGCGACGTGGAAGCAGTCACAGCTACTACCGGCGGGCTAGTGGCTGGAGCATGACTGTATCTGATTGGCTGCTCCTGTGTGTCCCTGTGGTTGTGGCCCTGATAGCTGCGGTACCACTTCTGAAGAACGCTAGCAACATGAAGGCAGAGCTACGGCGAGACTCCGCAAGGAGTGAGGTCGTAGCGATGATCAAAGGCTTGACTGTAGGTTTGGCGAGGCTCGAAACTTCGATAGATAAGATCGATGCCTACTGCGAAGATCTGCACGATAAGGTGACCGCTCTATCTATAAAGGTAGCGGTTGATGAAGCTAGAATTAGACACCTTGAGGAGCTGTTCCCATGAGATGGATGTCCTTTGAGCCTGTGAGGCTCTACGCCATAGCCACTGCCATCATGTCAGTGGTGGCCCATTACAACCCAGACATCCCCACTGCCCTCTGGCTGATGGTGGTTGGTGCTGTCCTGGGAACTGGTGAGGCTGTCAGGGCCAAGACTGTGCCGCTGGCTGACGTTGTCATCTTTGAGGACATCGTGGCTGCCACCTCTGCCTTCTTGGATGAGGACTCTGAGATGGAGTGACCTCCACCAGGTTCATCCTGGAGAGAACTAGTTAGCCCTGAGGGCCCTGTCACCACTCACCAGAGTGAAGGCAGGGCCCTCTTTGCGTTGTAACCCATGACGTTATGACGATACAGAGATGATTTTTGGTCTCTACCGAATTCTATAATTATCTCTTTTTGGTAGAGACCTCATAATGACCTCTCTATCGTCATAACGTCATGGGTTCAGAGAGGTTGGCATTGCTCCTCAGGCTGATACAGTGTTGGACATGACCCGCACGCAGGCCAGCTCAACCACCACCACCATCAAAGAAGAGACAGCAGCGCACAGTCTCAGCCCATTCTGGGCCGGGCGTCGCCGTAGCGCTGAGGAGGTGTCTTGATGCTCCCTCTACTTATGGGTCTTATCGTTCTGTCCACGATCCTTTGGGTCAAATAGCAGCCATGAGTTCCAGCTGAGGACTCGGTACGGGGCCTGAAGAAAGTTTCGGGTTTCTTCTACCTGACGTTGGTTTCGTACCACTCACTGTGTACGGTTATCTACATGGAACCCACCACACACATCAACAGCGCAGGCCAAACCTGGACCCAGTGGAGAGAAGCTCTTGACTTCTCGAACCTCCCCGACCCAGACGTGACCTATGTCGGCAACGAGACTGACCGCAGCGGATACTACGGTTACCTGGAGAACGCTTTCGAGCAGGACTCCTTCTTCTGGGCGGGCGAATGGGACGCAGCCCAGCTACACGATGGATGCCTAGGCCACATCGACTCTGAAGACCACCGATGAACAACACAGCAACACCAGACATCTACCGGGCGGAAGAGGACCTCGCCCTAGGTGCCGTCGGGGGTAGGACCTCGCCCTAGGGCTCTAGGAACCCTCCGGCTTCGGTCGGGGGGTTTCTTTCGCTTTGGTGGGAAAGTTTCGGGTTTCTTTCGTGTCGAGGTTGGTGTTGGTGTGTGGTGCCTATATAGTTCTATACATGAACACCACACGCACCGCCCACCAGCACCCCACCAAGACAGTCGGCATGGATCGCCCAGCATGTGCAGGGTCCGGCGAAATCCACAGCGGTCTCTGCTCAGTCTGCAACCGGGCAGTCTCGGAAACTAAGAGCGGCCTACTGATAGCTCACCTGCACACCGCCGATATGGCCTAGTTGCCAAATAGGCGCCCGCTAGGTCTCTAGGAACCCTCCGGCTTCGGTCGGGGGGTTTCTTTCGTTTTGTTTGGTGGGAAAGTTTCGGGTTTCTTTTGTGTCGAGGTTGTTGCTGGTGTGTGGTGCCTGTATAGTTCTATTCATGAACAACACCCCGAACAACCCGATGGCCGCCACAGCGGAAGAACTTAACGCTGCGTACGACGCAATCGACGCTTTGATAGGTGCACCTCGACACGACTCTTGGGAAGCCTCAGTCCTTTGCGAGATCGCTGCGGAAAGCGACGACGATCCCTTGATGCCTACCGGCGGGGTGGCGATTCTGGCCTACATGGTCGACTACATCGACGCCGAAGGCTGGGCTACTGACGCCGACGGGTTCCTTGTAGCACCATGAGTGCCACGGGCAAGCTTTAAGGGGCGCCCGCTAGGGCTCTAGGAACCCTCCGGCTTCGGTCGGGGGGTTTCTTTCGCTTTGGTGGGAAGGCAGGAACATGCCCTAATCTGGCAACTAGGCCTATACATCTTTAGATGGATAAACTCAACGCTGGCGCACAGTCTCAACCCCTTCTGGGGATACCTAATTGACCGCAACAAAGGAACACTCATGACAACACCGAAAGTCGCAACCATCAAGCGTGGAGGGTCTCGTCTCTACGTTCACCCAGAGACAGGAGACAAAGTCCCAGGAGTCACCTCTGTCCTGGATATGCTGCCTAAGCCATTCCTCAAGTTCTGGGCTGCCAAGCTGGTGGCTGAGACAGCGGTGGATCATGCAGGCTCATGGATAGGCATGGCCCTGGCAGGAGACAAGCAGGGTGCCATTGACTACTTGAAGAGGGCGCCCATGCGGAACACCGGAGCTGCTGCCGCCAGAGGCACTGATGCTCATGTCATCTTTGAGGACATGGCTGGAGGGGTGCCGACTGGCAAGCTCCATCCAGATATGGAGATATTCGCCACTCACTTCCAGTCCTTTGTGGATACCTTCCAGCCAGAGTTCCTCCACTTGGAGGGTACTGTCTGGAGTGATGATCCTGCCTACGCTGGCAGCTTTGACTGGATTGCCAAGATTGGAGATGAGGTCATCATTGGTGACAACAAGACCACCAGGTCTGGTGTCTTCCCGGAGGTGGCTCTCCAGCTCAATGCCTATGGAGCTGCTCCTTGGCTCATGGACAAGGATGGCAACAAGACTCCCATGCCTGAGCTGGCCGGTGCGGCTGTTCTCCACATTGTCCCTGACGGGTGGCAATTCATCCCTGTCCTCTTTGATCGTGACAAGCTGATGGAGGTCTTCACTGCCCTCATCAAGGTCTGGCAGTGGGACAAGTCCATTGCCAAGACTGTCATTGGTGATGCTATTGATCCTGAGGAGTGGTTGGCATGATTGACCTCACCCACCCATGGATGGTGGTGAGGGTGTCCGATCAACGTTGGATGGTCACCAACCAGGATGACATCACTGCTCAGGACCAGGCCTTCAGTGACCAGAGCGTTGCTCTGGGAAGGGCCTCCAGGCTCAATGAGTTGGAGCAACTCAAGAGCGCTCCAGTGGAGCTGACCTCACCAGGAGAGACCTCCTCCACTTCCACCACTGGTGGAGTCAAAGGCACCAAGCTGGAACGCCATGACCTCATTCCTCCTGAAGCTCTCCAGGCTCTGGCTGAGCACTATGGGAAGAATGGCGGCAATGGCACAGTGGGCAAGTACCAGTCCAACAACTGGCGCAAGGGCTTCGAGTGGTCGAAGTCGTATGCTGCTCTCCAGCGTCATGCTCTGGCGTGGCTGAGCGGTGAGGACATAGATGGCCCTTCTGGCTCTCACCATATGACTGCTGTGGCGTGGCACGCTATGGCTCTGCTCCAGTGGAGCATGGAAGAAGACAAGGCAGTCTTTGATGACCGCTACAAGGGAGAAGACAGTGGGTGAGCTGACAACCTAGTTGGACGCAGCCTCAAAGAGACTGGTCCTGACCGCACACTCCAGAGCCTTTCTGGGGATACTTACTTGAGAGTCCAGAGACCCTCACCAACAAGGAGACACAAGACATGACAATCAAATCCATCTCATTCAACAATGCGACACAAGAGGAAGGTGAGTCCAATGACGTAGTTGGGCGGTTCCGCTCTGGCTACCAGACCAAGTCTGGTCTACCTGTAGGTCTGGGACAGTTCCGCATCACCACTGGTGACCCTGACGTGGCAGCCATGGTGGCTGACATCATGGGTGCTGATGACACTGGTGTCAGTGAATGGGAGACCTCCACAGAGGAAGTTCTCCAGGTCTTCACCACCACTGACACCATTGACATCATCCTGGAACCTGGTGCTGTGCGGACTTCAATGGTCCTCTGGTCCAACAAGGGCAAGAAGATCGTGGAGACCGACGGTGAGTACCTCTATGAGGATGGCAAGCTAACTGACAAGCCTTGGTCTGGTTCCACCAAGTCCTTGAAGGAAATCAAGCAGGATGCCAGCAATGGTGTTGGTCCGTCAGCCAGCCTCCAGGCATATTTCAGGTTGGCTGATGCTCCGGCCCTAGGCAAGTTTCGCTATTTCAGCGGCTCTTGGACTGCCGTCGAGAATTTCAACGCAGCAGAGGATGCCTTGGGGCAGGCCTCTGGCCCATGCCATGCCGTTCTGAGCTTGGAGCAAGTTGAATTCACTGCCAAGGATGGAACCGAAGTCACTTATACCAAGCCACAGCTCAAAGTGATGGAGGAGGTTGGAGTCCCAGCATGACCAAGCTTGCTGCTGCCATCATCGTGGCCTCCCTCATTGCCCTGCCTCTCTATGGTTGGGCCATGATGATTGGTCTAGGTATGGTTGGTGTCTCTGTCTCCTTCTGGGAGGCATTGGTCCTGGCCCTGCTGGCTAGGTTCATCCTGGCACCAGTAACAAAGCCCAACCCGAAGTCATGACCAGCCCTCAAGTGATAGGTCAGCAATGGGAGTCCAAGGTTGTGGAGTATCTCCAGAGCCGTGGCCTCACTGACGCCTATCGCTTGAGAGGCCTAGAGGGACCCAAGGACCATGGAGACATTGGTGGCTTTCACCGATGGGCTCTGGACTGCAAGGACCAGACCCGCATGTCTCTTGGTGCTTGGGTTGCTCAGGCCAAAGATGAAGCACACAACTCTCACAAACCTCTCTCTGCCGTAATCGTCAAGCGCAGAGACCAGCGCCCAGAGGATGCTCTGGTGGTCATGGACCTCCATACCTGGACCCTCTTGGAGCGCTACATCCAAGACCTATCTAGGGACAAGACCAATGAAGCCTATTTATGAAACCTCCAGAGCCACTCTCTACTGTGGAGACTCTATGGAGATCCTTCCATCACTGGGTAGAGGGTCTTCTGATCTCCTCATCACTGACCCACCCTATGGTGTTAAGTATAGGAGCAACTATAGAGAGGACTCCTTTGACGCCATTGCCGGAGACGCTGACCAAGACATAGCTCAGGCAGTTATCAGCGCAGTGATGGAGCTTAGAATCCAGTGCCAAGGCAGGCACGTGTACGTATTTGGGCCATTTGATTTGGGGGCTATTGATTCCAGAATAGTGGCAGCAGCCAACCCTCTAGTATGGGATAAGATGAAGCTTGGCATGGGTCATCTAGCGTCTCCATGGGCTCCTAGCTGGGAACCTATCCAGTTTGGTAATGTCTGGTACTCCAAAGCGGAAAGATCCAAGGGTAGAGGAGGCCTAGTGGCCAGACTTCGACAAAGTTCAGTGCTTAGAGTCCCAAGACCTCAACAGACTGGACCACGCAGACACCCCACTGAGAAGCCTGTTCAACTTCTAACTCAGCTCGTTGAATCCTCCTCCCTAGTTGGTGAGACAGTCCTGGACCCTTTCGCTGGAGCTGGGTCAACGCTGGTCTCAGCCGTGTTGTCAGGTCGCAAAGCTGTCGGCATAGAGCTGGTGGCGCAGTACGCAGAAATAGCTGCCGACAGGTTGGAAGAGGCAGAAGTATTGGCAGACAAGATGGAACTGATATGAAGCTCACTGAACTCTTCACTGCCCTTGGAGACTCCAACCCAACCTTTGAGGGGACTGGCTGGATCATCCACTGCCCTGGTCACAATGACTCCCAGGCTTCTCTCAGGGTTGCTCTTGGGACAGGGCTGAAGGTCATTGTCAAGTGCCGAGCTGGATGTAAGACAGACGCACTGCTGGCCACCAAGGGCCTCTCCTTCTCTGACCTGATGGAGGTGCCACGCAATATGCCTGACACTCCTTTGGCTGTCACTTCTGGTGCCATGCCTGCTGGTGCTGAGGAGCAGACCCTCATGGCTGCTTACCTTCACCAGACCAAGCAGCTCATACAAGCCTCCTCTCATGCCCGTCTTGGTGGTGAGGCTTATGACTACCTCTGGCAGAGGTTTGGCCTCAGTGTGGACCAGGCTAATGACCTGGGCATTGGTGTTGATGATGGCTCCATCTCCTATGGCCTCCTTGGCCAGGCCTACAAGGTTGTGCCTAGGGTTGTGGTGCCTTTCAAGGACTTTAGAGGCATCCCCAGAGGCTTCCAGTCCAGAGCCTTGGAGGACACAAGGGTCAAGTGGAGTGGTCCATCCAACCCTGCTGAGGGCTCTTGGAGCAAGCATGCCTTCATGGGGGCCTACACAGGCCTTGATAACATTGTGGTCACTGAGGGTCCTGGTGATGGCCTCACTGCCCATGCTGCTGGTTATGACGCCATAGCTATCAGAGGAGCTTCTCTGGCCAAGTCAGTGGCTGAGTCCGTCGTCCTCTTTGCTGAGATGGATGACAGGCCCTTTGTTCTTGCTGGCGATAATGACGACGCAGGCAGGCAGTTCAATGCTGACCTGGCTGATGTCCTCATCCCTGCTGGTTACCAGGTCTTTGCTCTAGCCATCCCTGAGCAGTTCAATGACCTCAGTGAATGGTATGAGGGCTCTCTGGACACCTTTGTCCAGGAGTTCCAGGAGGCTGTCACTGGTGCCAAGGCTGTTACCAGGGAAGCCACCAACGAGGAGGACAAGGAGGCCAATGAGGACCTCCAGCAATATGCCACTGACCATGGTCTGGCTATCTTCCTCCAGGAGTTCCTTGAAGGCAATGTCCTCCACAGTCCTGGCCTGGGCTTCTTCCTCTACCACGCTGGAGCCTGGGAGAGAGACACGCTGGACACCATACGCAACTCGGCTCATGAGGCTGCTGACCAGCTCTCTGAGGATGCTGAGGCTGAGTACGAGGCCAAGATTCTGGAGCTGGAGAGGGACAGGGCTGACCAGGACGCCTTTGACATGGCTACCAGACTCCGCGCCACCAAGAGGAAGATGGTGAAGAGGCTGAAGTCCACCAGGACGCTGGACCAGGCCCTCACAGAGCTGGCCGCCATGATCAATGTTGATCCTCAGGCCTTTGATAGCCATGGCCATCTCATCACTGTGGCCAATGGCACCATCAACCTCAGGACTGGTGAGCTGGGTCCTCATGACAGAGACCACCTAATCACCCATAGGCTTGACATTGCGTATGACGATGAGGCCTCCTGCCCGCGCTGGCACCGGTTCCTCTCTGAGATATTCCCCGGACAGGCCAAGCTGCCTCCCTACATCCAGAGGCTCATTGGCTATGGCATTACTGGAGAGACCTCTGAGCAATGCTTTGCTGTCCTCTGGGGTCTTGGTGCCAACGGCAAATCAGTCTTCACTGATACTCTCTCCAGGGTCTTTGCCTCCATATCCAGCACAACTCCATTCACCACCTTTGAGAAGAAGGCTGGAGGAGGCAGCATCCCAAATGACCTGGCTGCCCTCAGAGGCTCCAGGCTGGTCTTTGCCTCAGAGGGTGAGCTTGGCACCACCATGGCTGAGGCCACCTTGAAGAGGGTGACAGGCCAGGACCTCATTGCTGCCAGGTTCATGAGGGCTGAGTTCTTCGAGTTCAGACCCTCCTTCCTCATCCTCCTGGCCACCAATCATAAGCCCTCCTTTAGAGGTCAGGATGAAGGCCTCTGGCGCAGGGTCAAGCTCATTCCATTCTCCCGATACTTCAAGCCTGAGGAGAGAGACCACACTCTGGTTGCCACCATGACCAAGGATGAGGCTCAGGGAATCCTCACCTGGGCTGTCCAGGGAGCTGCTGAGTGGTACGCATCAGGGCTCAAGGAGCCTCCTGTGGTGGTGGCTGCCACTGCTGATTACAAGGCCACCTCTGATGACCTGGCCGGTTTCTACCCTGATGGCCCTCTGGTGAGAGGCACCAGGGATGAGGCTGTCACTCTCACTGATGCCTTCAAGACCTATGAGACCTGGGCTGATGAGGAGGAGATTCCTGACAAAGAGAGATGGGGCAGGAGAACCTTCTCAGCCAAGATGGAGGAGCGAGGTGCCTTGAGGACCAAGAAGACAGATGGTATACACCTCACTCACACCAAGACTTGCACAGAATCCCAGGCTGCTGGGGATACCTATTCAGAGACCACAACGCAATCAGACAGCATATTTGGAGGCGCACGATGATGAGCTACCCAGTACCTAACATGGAGTCGATGGAGGACCATCCTGAGGCCGAGAGCGGTCCTTACGATTACAGCCTGTTCGGTCCGTCAATGTCGATGAGAGGTTACCTCTACACTGCAGCAGCTACTGCTGTGGTTGGTGGCGTGTTTGCTGCTTCCGCTTTGTTCGCTCCTGAGATCGGAGCTGTCTGGGGTGGGCTGGCTGTGTTGATGCTCGCTGTCCAACAGATCAACAAAGCCATGGACAGGGCTTGGAGAGCGTCAAAGGACCGAACAAACTCGGAGGTGCTGGAGCGTTATCACTGGAGAGTGGGATATCGCCAGGCTGTTAAAGACGGCTTGCATCAGCGCTCATCTTGGGAGGAGCGCAGGCAGGAGGGGGGTCGGCAGCTCCCAGGCATGGAAGACAGTGCTGAAGAGGCATTTGCCCGAGAAGTGGAAGGACGATGAGTGGCATGAAGGTCTACATAGCTGGTCCCATGAGAGGAATCCCCTACTTCAATTTCCCAGCGTTCTTTGAGGCTGAAGTAGGTCTTATCAAACAAGGCTTTCAGGTGCTGAACCCTGCCAAGCGTGATGAGAAGGGAGGCTTCCGTTGGAAGCGTTGCCCGTTTGGATCGCAGGAGGAGCTAGCTGAACAGGGTTTCGACCTACGCAAGGCTATGAGAGAAGATCTGTCAATGATCTGTAACAGCGCTGAGGGTCTGGTGTTGCTGCCTGGCCACGAGGAGTCTCTAGGCGCTACTGTCGAGCTCGATCTGGCTGTCTGCTTGGGTCTGCCGGTATTCCCTTGGGGTGAGTCATGCCATCTGTGAAGATAGCTGGTGATGTTCGCACTGTGAACGTGGTAAGGACCACTACAGATTACGACGCTATATTCAACAAGGTAGCTCTAGAGACTGGGCCTCTGGCGATTGACGTTGAGGCCACTGGCCTGGATATCTTCAGCAGTAGTTACAGCCTCAGGACCATCCAGATTGCCTCCATGGCGCAGGCGTGGGTCTTCCTGGTGGAGGAGGGTGATAATGGCATGGAGGTCCTCATCAGCTCCATCTTGGCCTCCAGGCCTGTCCTGCTGGCTCACAATGCTAGCTATGACCTATTGGCCTTGGATCGCTTCCAATACCTTGACCTTGAGGAGGCCTGGTCCAGGACAGTGGACACCTATCTCTTGGCACATCTCCTGGACCCAAGGGCCAAGGCTGATGGAGGCCCAGGCCACAAGCTGGAGGCTCTGGCTGCCCATTACCTTGGAGACCCTGGTGCTTGGCAATACCACGATGAGTTGATGGACCACTTCAGGGCCAAGGGTTGGAAGATCAAGTCTCCTGAGGGATACTGCAATGTTGACATCCAGCTTCCTCTCTTCCACCAATACGGTGCTGTCGATGTCCTCCACACTGCCTGGCTGTTTGAGGTCATGGCTCCTCTGATCAAGGCTCAGGGTCTCACTGACCTCTCGGGCTTTGAGCATGAGGTGGCTAGGCTCTGTTCCAAGATGCAGCGCAAGGGCATTGCCGTTGACGCTGCTTACGCTCCAGAGCTTGGAGCCTGGCTGGATGAGCATGGTGACAAGGCCAGGCAGACTGCTGCCACCTGGGGAGTAGACAACGTCAACTCTACTGCCCAAGTTGCCTCTGCCTTCCAGACCCTGGGAGTGGAGCTGATAGAGAAGACCGACAAAGGCAACCTCTGCGTGGACAAGGATGTCCTGGAGGGCATTGAGAACCTTGACCTGGGTCCAGCCTCTGAGCTGGCCAAAGCTGTCAGTGTTGGCAAGTCAATGGGCAGGTTCCGCAAGACCTACGTCAACAAGGTCATGGACACTCTCGGTGCTGATGGGCGCTCTCATCCCTCCATCAACTCTCTCAGGGCAAGGACAGCCAGGATGGCAGTCTCAGACCCTCCTCTCCACCAGATACCTGCCAATGACTGGAGAGTCAGACGGCTCTTCATTGCCTCTCCAGGCTGCCTCATGGGCTCCTCTGATTACTCTCAAGTGGAGCTGAGAGTCTTGGGTGCCTTGGCCAAGGAGCCTGCCATCCTTCAGGCCATCAAGGAGGGAATTGACCTCCATGACCTGACTGCCCAGAGGGTAGGCATCTCCAGAAAGCTAGCTAAGATGACCAACTTCCTCATCTGCTTTGGTGGTGGAGCCAAGCTTCTGGCTCAGCAGGCTGGCATCACCCTGGTTGAAGCCACTGCTGCCATCAGAGGCTGGAAGAGGGTTTATCCCAAGGTCGCCAGATATTCCAAGAGGCTCATTGACCAGGCTGGCATGGGCAGGCTTGCTGTCACCACTGCCACTGGAAGACGCATCCCTTTGGACCGCTCCAGGATCTACGCAGCCACCAATTACACAGTCCAGAGCACTGCCAGAGATCTCTTCTGCCAGAGCCTCCTCAACCTGGAGGAAGCTGGCCTTAGTGACTTCATCCTTCTTCCCATCCATGATGAGTTCCTCTTTGAAGCCCCAGAGGCTGACATCAAAGAGGTGGCTCAAGCCATCGGAGAGGTCATGACGATGGAGGCCATGGGAGTCCTCTTTGAGGCAACTGGCGAGGTCTACGGACCAAGCTGGGGTCACGGATATGGAGCGATGACATGAGAATTCGCAACGCTGTGACCAGGGCTTATGTTTCAGGGGCCACAGAGAATATTGGGATGGATGACCAGGGCTCAGAGGGTCCAGGATCGTTTAGGGAGCCACTCAGGGGGGCTCAGTGGCTGTAGCAGATACCAAGCCTTACAGCAGAAAGAAGCGCTCTCATGCCGATATGGCTGATGAGGTCGAGGCATTGTTCGATGCTGTGGGTGTGTGGCTGATACTGACAAGCGACTATACCGGCGCTCGCTATAAGGTCGATTGGTGGGAGCCTTTGACGGGTAAACGGGGAAGCACCACGGTCGGCGACTTGAAGGCGCGGGCCAAGCTGTTGGCGAAACGTTTAGCTGAAACAGGCTCGATTGTGCCTCTAGCCCAACGAGATTTGACTGAGGGCAAAGAGTTTGATGCAGCTGAGGCTGAGGTCAAGGCCGCTAGGGCTGGGAGCTATACACCGGAGCTGGTTGTGTTCCGAGGGCGTGGGCATCCTCGTAAGAGCACTTGGAAAGACAAGGATGGGGTAGAGTTCGATTGCCGTTTCGGCGATATGAAATCGAGATCGGCCAACGGTGCGCTGCGTATGACTGGCATGGCTCCGCCGAAGTGGGACGCTGCCAGACTGAAAGCAGCTCTTGAGGAGGCCGGTAGAGAGGGCCGGGTAGGCAAATGCTCGGCTTGGACTGGGGTCTATGTGAACTCTGTCACGCCTATCACTTACAGGTGCTCTGATGGTGAGGGCTCTGACCACGACTCTAGCATAAGGCCAAACGACTTGAGCCATGGCTACGGCTGCAGAACGTGCAACCTTAGAGGCCCCATCACTATGAAGACGCTTTCTAGGCCCGGCGGTCGGGACCCTTGGGCGCCGTCTACCGTGTACCTTGTCATGTATCGAGACAAGTACGGTGCCTTGTGGTGGAAGGTCGGAATCGGCGCCGAGCTGCGTTGGGTGGACGGTGACGCAGAGCTAGTGATCCACTGGAGGATGCCGCTAGTTATGGCTCTCTATATTGAGAGGGCGGCTCTCAAGGTTGGCGGGAAGCGTGCAGACAATCACAACTACCCAGGCAGACCCACGACCGAATTGTTTGAAGATCCGATAACTGGACGTAATGAGATGTGGCGTCTTAGGGGGATGCTAGCTAGCGGCGAACTGCTGAACCTGGCAGCTTGGGACCTAGTGAAGGCTAGAGCTAAAGACGTGGCAGAAAAGGGCCACCCAGAGGGAGAGGAATCATGATGTACAAACCGAAGGCGCCAATGACAGAAGAGGGCTACCTGAACTCCAATTTGGCTAGCTTAGCTACAGACCTCAATGCACTGATTGTGCTGCTGAGAGAGACCGAGGAGCTACAGTGGTTGTCTCCTGTGGCTTCAAGCGACGCTGAGGACGCTGGGATACGCTCGAAGGGCGGACACTCTGATCCGACTGGCGATACTGCCACAGATCCCCGGCGGGGAGCGTTGAGGTCAGCGAGGAAGCGAAGCGTTGAGGGAATAGACCGAATGGCAAGGGACGTTGCAGGGCTGCGGTTTAGCCTGAGCAGCGCTCTAGAAAGATGGAGCTGAGGAGATAATATGATTGAATTGTGGATCAGAGACCAATGGGATGCCCTACCTGCCAAGTTCAGGACAGTCCAGGACCTGACAGGACCGACAACACTCCACTGGAATGGAGGAGGCACCAAGTGGGCCTCTGTGGACAACAACAAGGATGCCCAGGTCAACTGGATGGAGCGCAGGATGAGAGCGGTCCAGGGCTTCCATATGAACGGCAGAGGCTGGAGCGATTACGCCTACAGCTTTGGCAACGATCCTTGGGGTCATTACCTCTGGGAAGGCAGAGGCCTCAATGTCAGGACAGCCTCACAAGGCACCACTGTTGGCAATGACACCTCTCATTCCATCTTCACTGCCACTGGCCTTGGTGACCCTCCTGTCCTCCAGGAGTCCGTTGACAACCTGGATGAGTCTGTCCTCTGGATTGCCAACAACACCAATGCCCAGGACCTGACAGTGGGGCACAGGGACTGGAAGCAGACAGCCTGCCCTGGTGACTTTCTCTATGGCCAGCTCTCTGAGCTGAATGCTGAGGATGAGGAACCTGGAGCAGTGGACCCCACACCAGGAGAGCCTGTGGTTGATTCCATGGGTCCAGTTGTGGCCATCTTTGACCAGGCTGGTGGCTATGCAGTCTGTGATTACCTTGGTGAGGTCCAGGTCTTTGGCACTGCTGCCCACAAGGGAGACATGGACGGCACTGTCCTCAACGAGCCCATTGTGGACGCTGAGGCCACTCCATCAGGCCAGGGCTACTATCTAGTGGCCTCTGATGGAGGTGTCTTCACCTTTGGGGACGCTGTCTTCATGGGAGGCCTGGGCCATCTTGACCTCGTGGCGCCAGTCATCTCCATTGAGGTTGAGCCTGGTGGCTACTGGCTGGCAGCCTCTGATGGAGGCATCTTTGCCTTTGGTGGAGCTGACTTTGAGGGCAGGCCTGTGGTGGTCTGAGAGTGTGCTACACTTGAACTGAATGCCATATTTCACAACTCAGGAGTCACTGAATGAATCCAGACAACCTTCCAACATCCATCATCCTCTCTGCCAAAGCTGGAGACAGCGCCGCTCAGGCTGCTATCATGGACAGAGTGGACCCATTTATCAAGACAGCAGTGAAGAAGGTAACTACCACCCATCTGGACCCTGAGGACTTCCTCCAGGATGCCCGGCTGGCTGTGCTTGAAGCTCTCCAGAGGTTTGACCCTTCCAAAGGCCATCCCTTTGAGACCTTTGTCTTCCTGCTCATCAAAGGCACCATCCTCAACAGGGCTGGTGACTACTACCAAGGAGCCACCGTCCCGAAGACCAGGCTCCAGCAATACTGGTCAGCAGTGTCCAGCACTGCCACAATCCTGGAGGCCAGAGAGGTCTCTGATATGGATCACCTAACCTTCGATGCCATCCACAACCTGGTGACAGATACTTGGAGCCTGGATGCCATGGAGAGTGGTGAGGACAGTGACAATGAGCCTGCTGATGGTGATTTCAACGTCAGCCAGTTCTCCAGGCAAGACTGGATTGCTCCGAACATCACAGAGGACCAGCCTGACTTGGAGGAGCTGCTTGAATGCCTTGCTCCCAGGGACAGAATGGTCCTGGAGATGGCCTATGGGCTCACTTATGGTGATAGCATGAATGACTATGAGGTTGGTCAGGCCCTCGGGATTGACCGCTCAGGAGTGAACCGAATACGCAACAGGGCTCTCAAGGCCCTCAGAAGCATCCTCAAGGAGGATCAGCAATGACCAACAACAAGCGCAAGCCATATGACCACCTCACCGATGAGGACAAGCCCGCAAGGCTCTTCTCCACTCCTGGTGTGATCCCCTTGGACCCTGAGCCCAAGCCCATGAACCCAACCAAGGACCTATTCCAGGCCCTCAGGGCAGGCTGGGGAGATGATCCCCATGACGATGTCTGAGCAGTCCAAGGTCACCAGGCGCATCTCCAGAGCTGGCCAGGCCATCCTCAGGAAGCGTGGAGGCTTCCACACAGGCACCAAGTATCAAAGGCTACAGCAGCAGTCTTGGGCAAAGGAGGAGGCATGACAGTCTCAGGACCAGTCCCAGCGGGCCTGGAGCGCTTCTATTGCAACCGATGCCTTGACGCAGTGGTGGACACACTGCCCGAGGCAGAGGTTCAATGCTCGAAGGGCCACAAGTGCTCCACCAAGCCCTCCAAGAAATATCTGGAGGAATATAGCTGAACTCGCCTAGAAGCCCTGCCGACATGGTAGGGTGAAGCTTCAGAAGTTCTACCAACCCAGGAGATCACAATGACAATGGCAGCAAGAACCCGAGCCCATGACAACATGATGCTAGGAGCATCAAATATGACAGTAGACACTACTAACGCAGTTGACGCAGCCATCGAGGCTGGAGCGCTCTTCAAGGTGCACTCAGAGCCTCTGACGGTGAGCGGTGAGACACCTGCGATCAAAGAAGGCAAGTACAAGGGCGACCCTATCCAGAAGATCCTCCACCGTATCCAGCCTGATGGCACCATCAAGGTCCTCAACGTAGTCCACCCCAGCTTCCCTGAGTCCAATTATCTCCAGTTGTTTGAGACTGCTGAGGCCCTCTTCCCTGAGAGCACTACGGCGGTAAAGGTCATCGACGACGGTGAGCAGGTCATGCTCACTCAGGAGATTGGCTCTGAGATTGACCTTGGCGGTGGTGACACCATCAGGCCTCACCTACTCTGGACAGGAAGCCTCAACTCAACCTGGGCGACAGGCTGCCATGGTCTGGCTCACAGGTTCTTCTGTGCCAACCAGTTGCCTTTATCCAAGGCGCATATATCGGCTAGGCGCACCTTGAACCACGATTCTATGTTTGCGTACCGTAGCCAGATCTTGGCTCAGGTTATGGATCGTATGGCTGTCTTTATTGAGGGTGTCTCTACGCTCAAGTCAATCAAGATCAGTGGCGTTCAGTTTCTGAAGATCCTATCTGAGATCATGCCTGAGCCTGGCGAGGATGCTCACACCAAGACCATCAACACCTTCGAGCGCAAGCTGGCTGCCGTGCGCTACTACTGGTCTGAGGAGTCTGATGGTCCTGCTGCCGGTACTGCGTGGGCTGCCTTCAATGCTGTCCAGTCAGCTGAGAGTCATGACTTCACTGAGGGCAAGGCCCAGGTCAAGCGCCAGGTTGAGATGGTCATGAAGGAGCAGCAGCCAATGGCTGAGGCCATGAAGGGCCGGGTGCTGGCTGGCGTCTGATCCTCCATCCCATACCAAGCCTCCTGGCCCTTGCTCCTATTGGAGTGAGGGCCTGAGGCAGTGACAAGGAGGTTTGATATGACAAGTGAATCCAAGAGGCTTGACCAGCAGGCTACTGCTGCCGTCAGCATCGTGGCTGAGGCCCTGTGCTACGCAGAGACCTGGGAAGAGGCCATTGATGATCTGGCTCAGTTGTTTGATCAGAATCCCATCACCATGGCTGACCAGACCGAGACCATGATCCAGAGAGCTGCTGGCATCCCTCTTCCAGCTACCATTGAGCAGAAGCTGGAGCTGGTCCAGTTGGCTCTGGAGGATCACAGGGAGTCTGACCAATGACAGTCAAGCGATCCACCATCAAGGGCCAGGGCCTAAGAGACCAGCGTAGAGAGGCTGGCTGGCTCTATGAGGACACCTTTGACGTACCTGGGAAGCGCTACAAGCTGATCAAGCGCAGAGAGTTCAAGGTTCGTGGTGAGCGTGGTGCTCACTTCAGGTTCCATGAAGTCGTCACTGACCCGAATGGAAACATTAGCATCACTGCCTTCGGGGGTCCTAAGCATCATGGACAGTGGCGCTCCTTCAGGCCTGAGGCCATCACCACTGTCCTCAAGGCCCTTCCTAGATAGTGCACAGATTCCTAGATTCTGGGGATACTTACTTGAGAGGGAGAACTACTCCTCTTGAGCCTCCTGAGCCTCTGGGCCAAGCCCTATGAGGTGGCCAAGCTCAGGCACTCAGTGAGGACCTCACCAGACCCTAGCCAAGTGGTTGAATCACGCTGCTTGAACTAGGCATCAGAGGCCCTCACTTCATTCCTTGCGTAGCTCAAAGCAGTAGAGCGTCACTGAGAGGCTGCCCTTTGATCAGGGCAAGCCTCAGTGAGGACGCTGGTGCAACTCCAGCCCAAGGATCTATTAACAAAGGGACGCACCATGACAGCCAGGGCCTGCACAATAGGAGGGTGTCTGGCTGTCTCTCCCAGTGGGGCTTCAAGATGCCCAGGACATGCTGCTGATCAAGACAAGCAGGCCAAGGCCAGGAGAGCTTCAGCTCCGGGAGATGGAGCAGCCCGAAGAAGGGGCAGGCTACTCCACAAAGAGGGTGGAGGCCAGTGCAATCATTGCTGCAGCTTCTTCGGCATAGGGGGAGGCCAAGTTGATCACGTTGTCCCGCTCTCCAGAGGTGGCTCTGATCTTGAGACCAACCTCCAAACCCTGTGCACCCAGTGCCACAAGGCCAAGACCTCAAGGGAAGCAACCCTCAGAGCTGCCACTGTTCGTGGTGGAGGGGTGTGGGGAAGGGCCTCATAGGGGGCTTTGACCCCTCGGCTCCCCCGCCCCATATTCACAGACACAGTCTGAATCTGTGGTTAACTTCCAAATTCGGGGGATAACTCCCTCAAACCTGTGGGCAACCTGTGGACAACCTGTGGACAACCAAGAATCTTATTTTGACCCTGTGCACAACTTGATCCACCACCAAGAGTGAGGAAGCCATGAGACCAGCAGCAAATCCTCAGGGCAACTCCAGGGACGCTGCCGTGGTCAAGGTGGCTCCCAACATCTTGGCCAGAGAAACTCCTCCTCTGCCTGAAGCTCTGAAGTCCTTGGCCTACAACCAGCGCACTGAGGCAACCCAGCTCTGGGAAGACCTCTGGAGCTTTGGTGCTGAGGTCTACAAGCCAGCCTCTGACTCCTATGTCATTGAGCGCTATGTCTCACTCCTGATCCGTCGCCACCACCTCATTGACCTCCTGAACAAAGAGGGCTTCATCACTGAAGGCTCTCAAGGCCAGGACGTTGCTCACCCAGCAGCCAGGCTCCTCATCTCCACTGAGGCCATGCTCCCAGCCCTGGAGGACAGGCTTGGCCTGAGCCCAGAGGCCCGCTTGAGACTTGGACTTGCTGCCGTGGAATCCAAGTCAAAGCTGGACCAGTTCATGGAAGACTCTGACAACTGAACTGCTGACAGCATCAGAATCTGATGCCACCAGCAGCCACACTGAACACCATCATCATCACTCTGAGCCTGGGATGGCTCTCCAGGCCATCCCTCTCAGGGCAGGTCTGTCTCTGACTTTGAGAGGACTTGCCCAATGCCAACCTGGGGACCAATAGGTCAAGAGGTCTATGAGAGGACCTACAGCCGCACACTTCATGATGGGCGCCAAGAGACTTGGCCAGAGACAGTGGAGAGAGTGGTGGACGGCAACCTGGCCCTGGCTGGTGGACATGAACCTGGTGAGAGAGAAGCACTCATTGACCTCTTCCTGGAGATGAAGGCTCTGCCTGCTGGGAGACACCTCTGGGCCTCTGGTGCTGACACCAGTCTAGGTTTGTATAACTGCCACCGTGCCGGCTGGGATGAAACGCTATCGGGCCACGGCATGTTCACCTTTGACCAGCTGATGCTTGGTGGTGGGGTTGGAGCCAACTACTCCGCTGAGTATCTGTCACTGTCCCCGCGTATAAATCGTCTG